GGTTAAAAGACTTATCGACAAATAAATCTATCTCAAGGCCTAGGTTTATTATTCTACCATCACTAATCAAAACATAGTCGTTTATCATTCTATAATCAGCTAACCAAGAAGATATGTTTTGTTTTAAAGCATTTGTCGAAGCGTTACTTAGTTTACCATCACTATCTAAACCTAAAACAAAAACCTCTATTTTGTTTTGGTCTTCAGAGACACCAACCCTAAAAGGTATACCAAATTTACCTGGCATTTTTTGTATGTTTATATAGTAATCTTTAATTGTTACCGCTCTGTTTTGTGCAGCAAAATTATATTTAGTCATTTGTCTGATTTGTTCAACCGAAGGTGACCCAGCACCACCAAAAGCTGGTATTGGGTTGTTAACTCTTAATGAGTTTCTAACTTGGTTATTTGTTGTTGCGTTAGGACCTGTAACGTTTGTTACATTACTTCCTAAACCGTTTAATACGTTTGCTCCAATATTACTTTGTGAACCACCACCAACTCTATATCTAACATACATTGTTGTGTTTGCTTTTGGTATTTCACCTAAAGCCGTATTATTTATGATATCACCTATTTGTTGTGTGAAATTGTTACTAGCAAATTGACTTAACATGTCTTGGTCAGCGTTACCACTACCAAAGGTTATTTTACAATATCCATTATCAGTAAATTCTTTATAGAATCTTCTAGTAGTTTCAACCCACTTACCCATTTTAATACCCTTATTGTCTGAGTCATCAGCTCTAGCAGTATCTTCAATGAAAACCTTATCTTCAGCTAAAGAATCCATCTCCCACCATCTGTTGTTAAAATCAACAAATTCATCTAAACTTGGTGTTGTTGTAAGGTTCACCCCTGATTTTGTGATAACACTCTCAATTGAAAGTACATCTTGGTCTGATAATACCACTTCTAAGAAAGGTACGGAATCTTCTGGTCCTATAACTTTTTTAAATATTTTTGTAACACCATTTATAACTAATTCACGTTTAACTATTGTGTAATTTACTAAACTACCATTTGCGTCAAAATTAGGTAATATCAATCTATTAGGGATACCACCAGTGTTAAAAGGTGAAGAAAAATCAATATCGTCCATAGTCTCAAAAACCTGTCCACCACCTGTTGCTTGTGCACCATATCTAATAATAGGTGAGTATCTTTGGTCCCAAGTATCACCAAATGGTGGTACTGTCACAGCGAAGTCAACCATTGTAACTGATGGTCTTTGTCCAGGTATTTTTAAACCCAAAGTTCTAGCGATTGATAGAACAGATTTTTTTTCTTGAGCGTAATCAATTTGTGTCTCTTGAAACATACGGTCTGTATGAAAAGATAACATATCACCTACAGCCGCATTAAGTTCTAATAACATTGTACCCACCGAGGCGTCGTTAAAATCTGAAAATAAATCGGGGTAATATTGTTTAACGAAATTAAATAGTTCCGTCCTTACGTCAACGAAATTTCTCGCGAAATAATTGATTTTTCTAGCTTGTCCACTCATAATTAAAATTCTATTTTTACGGAACCACTTCTTTCAAAAGCTCCTTTTGTAACTGTGTAATCTATTTGAACCAAAACATGGTGTTCATTTCTTTCCTCACCATATTCACCAGGTGTCAATTCCACAGAGTCTATTTGTAGGAAAGGTATGAATCTGCTAACAGCTTGTTGTATTTCAGATTTTATGTCATTATGAACTTTTGATTCGTTGGGTTCAAATATGTATTGTCTAAGATTTGTACCGAAAGAAGGTAAATACAACCTTTCTTTTTTATCTGTCAATAATAAATGCATCAAATCAGCTTTTATCGCATCTTCACTTATATCATTTAAACTTAAAAATTTCCCTTTACTATCATCACTAAAAGGAAAATCAATGTTTATAAATTTTTCTGCCATGCTTTTTTATTATAAATATCCGTTTAAGAAATTTAATAATAGAAATATAAATGTGTAGAGCATAAAAAACCCTCTCAAAAAATGAGAGGGCTAAAATTATTTTAATTTTATATTAGTTAGTTGTTTCTGTACTAACTTTTGTGATATCGATATCTACCTCACAATTTCCACCAGAACACGCCAATTCACCACTTAAATCTGTGTTGTCTTGAGTTTCAACTACTTTTGTTAAATCTATGTTTGTTAAAGATTTCATCATTTCGTTATACGTTTCTTCTGTACAATCTTCAAAAGGTGCTTGTTGGTAAGTACCTCCGTTGTATGGTAATACTGAAAGTCCGTTATAGAACTCACGGTTTTCCCACATCCATTCACCAGCTTTATCCCATTCATCTTCTTTCAATGAAACTGTTGCTGATACATTGTGTGTGTTTTGTCCTGTTCTGTGTCCAGGTTTAATCCATTCTTGAGCCACTTTTTTAATTCTTTCTAATAATTCAAAAGGTGATTCATGTCTAAGGATAGAACCTTCAGGTGATTTCTGTGGTACAGAAATAACAGCTGTATCATGTGGTCTAAATACTTCATCTTCAATCAACTCAGGGTGATAGATAGATAAGTAAGTGTAAATAGATTCATTTTTACCAACTCTAACTCTTCTGATATAATAATCGTTATGCCATGCGTGAATACCTGATGAAGTACCCAATGTTAAAGAAGTTGTCCCAGCTGGTTTAACAGTTGTTGTTCTAGCTGACTTATTGATTCCGATTAGTTCAGCTATTCTAGCGTTCTCCTCTTTAACTAATTCAGCCGCTTGTGACATATCGTAACCCAACACTTTATCCGAACCAATACCTGTCATAGATACACCGATTAAAGCATCTTTTTCAGTTGTTCTTTTCCATACATCTCTTAAGTAATGGAAGTCTGTATATCCAGCTTGTAATGTTCCGATGAATGCTGCCGCTTTAACTCTTTCGTTGTAATCTTCTTGTGATTCAATATCTGATACATTTACCTCACATAAGTTACAAAATTGAAATGGACGTAATGCAATTTCACAACAAGGGTTAGTTCCCCAATCTTTATCGTAAGAGAAATAAATACCAGGTTCACCAGCTCCAGATAATTCAACTCTTTTCCATAAATCCATGAAGAATTCTTTAGTGATTTTGTTTCTTAATAAAACTGCTGAGTTGTTAGCTCTACCTCTTTGTGGGTTTAATTCCCACCATGCTCCTGATTTACAAGAAATCATCTCGTTATCGTCAGCTGAGAATAAAGAGATTAAAGCCGCTCTTCTAATTCCACCCGCTAATACTGCGTCAGCAATATGACATACGATATCGTGTACTTCTAATGTTGTTAGTTTTGAACCGTTTTCTTTTTCTTTTAACATGTTCTCAACTTTAACCAAACACTCTCTTAATGGTTTTGGTCCAGGTGCTTTACCTCCTGAAGTTACCAACATAGCTCCTTTTTGTCTAATGTCAGAGTAATCAAATACAGGTGTTGATGTGTTTTCACCAAAGTAAGATTTCATTAAAACTTTAACCGCGTCAGCCCATCCTTCAATAGAGTCACCGATTAAATATCTTCTTGTTTTATCAGGGTTAGGTTTTCTAATCTCAGGTAATTTATCAACGTGGTGTTTTTGTACTGAATAACCTACACCTGTACCACCTAATAATAAAAACATAGTTTCAGCGAAAGCGTCCTTATGGTCAATCGGTAAATAAGCACAATTGTAAATTCTGTTAGGTGAGATTTCAATTGGTTTTCCACCGAATTGCATTGACCTCATTGAAGGTAAAACTTTTTTGTCGTAAACAAATTTATATACTTCTTCAATTTCATCCGCTAATAAAGGATATCTCCTTTGATGCATTTCTTTGTTTCTAGTTACTAACTCTTCCCAAGTCTCTCTTCTTTGAGCTTCAGGAAGGTATTTTGCGTACTTCATGTAGACAGTAATGTCAGACAAAATCTTATTAGATAATTCCATTTTGTTAAATTTTTAGTTTAAATTATTTATTTTATTCTTGAGACTTTGATTGAGTCTCTTTAAGTTCACGAGCTCGTTTAATTCTTTCACGAACCCTTTCCTCTTGTTTTTCCTCTGCCTTTTTCTCATATCCTAAGAAAGTTTCAGAGGTTGTTGTATCAATAAAAACAGTTCCATTGTCAAAAGTACAGTTTTCAAATATAACACCGTCTTTTCCAAACCTAGACTTTAAAATTGCTATAGTTGCTAAACCAGCCTCCTTTTGTGGTAGTGTTTTGGCCACCGATATAATAAAGTGACCAATTTGAGCTCTTTTTATAGACCCACCCATTTGGTCTCCCGTTACTACGTCTGAGGAAATTGAACTTCTGTTACCCTGAACCGCTGTCCATCCCACCATATCAAACTCAACTAACATGGTTTCAAAAGCTCTCATTACGTTACCTTCTCCAGTCCATGAATCGTTGTAGTTTTTAACAGGTTCAACACAATCAATGTAGTCTAATATAACCACATCTATTTTTGTCCCTGTAGCGATTAGGTGTCTTATGTAAGACTTAATCGTGTTTATGGTAACACCCTCTGAAGTGAATTTTTTAATTATTAGGTTATTTTCACGGTCTGTTCTTTTTCTGACCTCATCTATTACCTCTTCTTTATTTTCCGCTAATTCATTCAGATTTATACCAGTCCAACATGCCGCGTGTTTACGTTGTATCACCTTCGGCATATCCTCAAATATAATTTGTAAAACATTGTTCCCAGCGTTATAAGCTGAGTTAGCTATTTTTGTTAGTATTGTGGTTTTTCCGACACCGTAAGGTGCTAAAACAACCGCTAACTCCCCTTTGGATATTCCACCATCAGTTAGTTCGTCAATACCGTTTATTCCCGTAGGAATTGGGTTTCTATAATCATCCTGTAATACCGACTCAAAGTCGTCAGATATAGATACACCGTCATCTTTTTCAGCTCCAACTGATAAAGCGTCTTTTAAGATTTCTGCACATTTTTCATAACTCTCAAAATCACCATTATCAACTATTTTAGAAATTTCTTGATTAGCTTTCTTTAACTCTTGTTGTCTACAAAAGTTTAAAGCTTTTTCTTGGATGAATCTCCAATCTTTAACTTCTAAATTTCTAATTTCTTTGGTCATCGCGAACACGTAATCTTGTGTTACCGTGTCTTTGATTTCCATTTTTAAAACCGTTTCTAAAGTATCCCACTCAGGGACTTTTTCAAACCTTTCATAGTAATCTTTAATTGTTACTATAATCAATCTGAAATACTCGTTATCAAAATACTTTGCGTGTATAATGTCTATAATTCTATCTGAAAACTTTTTGTTAGCTGGATGTAAAATTTGATTTATCAACTCTTGTTGAAACGAATATCCTAAGTATCCTAATGTAACATTTTTACTCATAACTTTACCAGCTTTTTTTGTTTAATAATAAATAGAAATTACAGTTCAATTCCGCTATATTCCACAGTAAAATTTTCTTGAGAAAATACATCTTGGATGTGTGAAATGATTCTAGGAATCAAAGACCTAACATCAACACTGTATCTAACTCTTTGTGGATAGATGTTTCCTGTGAAGCTTTTTTGTGATACAACTCTATTATCAACTTTAATTTCAAAGTGGTATACATCCTCTTTTTGTAACAAATCTTTTTTAGTTAAGTCCACTTGTTCTTGAGTTTGTTCTTCAAAAGGGTTGTATTGTTTGTATAAATAATCAACTGATTTATCTTTTAAATCAGACTCAATAATATGAACACAATCATCAACACACCATTTTAAGTCCATTGACCTTAAAACCTCTTTTCTATAATTTCTGATTGAGAAATATCTTTGGCAAATAATATTTCCGTTGATGTACAATACAAATTCAAACTTTTTCATTTTTTTCTTTTTTTAAATTTAACTTTTTCTTTTTTTAATAATTTAACAAACGGTTCCATCCAACTAACATAACCGTCAACTCCACCAGGTATATTTAACATAACACCATCTTCTAACATCATTTTCAGGACATTCTTGTGGTCTCGTCCTTCGGGGTCTAATGGTAAATCAATTAAACCAATCACATCTTCTTTAGCCTCGTCAGGTAATAAAGGGTTTTGTAGATTTATTATTTTTTCATTTACCTCATAAAAGTCTCCTCTGTGTGAACCTTTTGAATGTCCTTCAATAATGTTTTCTAAAACTTTTAGTGGTTTTTCACGAGATTCCTGTAATTCCCCTGCTTTCTCTCTAACCTCATTTAAAGTAACTTTTCGTTCTTTTATTTCAGGAAAGTGTTCTAACAAAGTTTTTTCAGTCACCCCGATTACACCCTTAATATAATCAGAAGAACAACCTTCAATAATTTTAACTAATCCAGCGTTTTCATAATAATGTTCAAAATGCCAATTATAGTTTCCAAT